TTACCAGACTGCAGAGCAGTACCTTGGACATCACGGTTGATCAGACCATTGGTATTGATGTTTTGGATCAAAGCATAGTACTGGCGGGGGTTCAGAACACCCACACGGCCATCTTGGCTCACGCCCTTCTCGTCCATTGCAGCAGCTGCATTGTAGAAGGCATCGACAAGAGAGTCAGCGTCAAAAGCTGAACCAGCAGTAGCACCCACTTGAATCTGGGTACCACCGGGCTCAACATAGCCAGGCTTAGCAACAGGAGAAGCTTGACGAGCACCTTTGGCGATCTGACGGAAGATCAGACGGTCATACTTTTCAGCCAGAGCATAGCCGATCTTACGAGAGATCTCGCTACGCAGGTCATAATGAGAAAGAACCTCATCCAGCTCATACACAAAAGCCGAGCTAATCAGCAGGTCATCACAGGTGATGGTTTTCTCAGCCACCGGAGGTGCACCATTGGTATCACCCAGGATGCTGTTACCAGGCGTGTGATATTCTGCCTTGGTGCGACCGGTGTAGATAAACTGCAGCGACTTGCCACCCTTGAGGGTGCGACGCATCACCAGGTCACGAGCAATAGTATTGTTTTGGAAACCCTTAAACATCTCGCCAGAGAACATTTTAAGGTAAAGGGCACGGCGTTCTTCAGTAGTCGCCGCAGCTCCATTAAGTGCACCAGGCGCAGTGAGTTGCGCGGGGTTCACCGAAGATTGAAAAGGCATTGTTTTAAAGAGAGTTGTTTATCAGACTCTCTGAACGTTCAGAGTTATTTAGTTTTTATTGTGGTCTATCCCACCGTCTAGACGGCGAAGGGTGTCCTCGTAAGGGCCAACGCCAATAGGTAAGGGAGGGTTTGCACCTCCCAATGCCGCTTTAACGGACTACCGTTTTAGTGTAAGAAACGCCGCGATACTTGTAGGTGACTTGAACAGCCATAATAATCTCCAAGTGTTTGACCCCCGTTCCATGATCAAACTTCATGCGTCCCTTTGTGAGGGATGAACGGACGGGAGATTAGCCTACAGTAGGGGCGGTAAGGGCTACCGGAGTTGCTTCAACAGAAGCAAGGTCCAGAGGGAAGTTGTGAGCGTTTCGCTCGTGCATGACTTCAAAGCCCAAGTTCGCTTGGTTAAGGATGTCGGCCCAAGTACGAACAACACGTCCCTGACTATCAAGAAGGGACTGGTTAAAATTAAAGCCGTTAAGATTAAAAGCCATCGTGCTGACGCCAAGAGCAGCGAACCAGATACCAACAACAGGCCAAGCAGCCAGAAAAAAGTGAAGGCTGCGAGAGTTGTTAAAACTTGCATATTGGAAAATCAAACGTCCGAAGTAGCCATGGGCTGCAACGATGTTGTATGTCTCTTCCTCTTGACCAAACTTGTAACCATAGTTCTGGGATACGTCTTCCGTAGTCTCCCGAACAAGCGAGGAGGTGACGAGACTTCCGTGCATAGCACTAAAAAGACTGCCGCCAAATACACCAGCAACCCCAAGCATATGGAAGGGGTGCATAAGGATATTGTGTTCGGCTTGGAAGACAAGCATGTAGTTAAACGTACCACTGATACCAAGGGGCATAGCGTCAGAGAAAGAACCCTGACCGAAGGGGTAGATGAGGAACACTGCAGTAGCTGCAGCGACAGGAGCGGAGTAGGCAACGAAGATCCAGGGACGCATCCCTAGTCGATAGCTAAGTTCCCACTCGCGTCCCATGTAAGCATAGATGCCAATGAGGAAGTGGAATACGGTGAGTTGGAATGGACCCCCGTTGTACAGCCATTCATCAAGTGAAGCAGCTTCCCAAATTGGGTAGAAGTGTAGTCCGATGGCATTGCTGCTCGGAATGACGGCTCCCGATATGATGTTGTTTCCATACAACAAGGAGCCTGAAACAGGTTCGCGGATTCCATCAATGTCAACAGGTGGTGCGGCAACGAATGCCACAATGAAGCAGATGGCGGCGGCAAGGAGACACGGAATCATCAGTGTCCCAAACCAGCCTACATAAAGACGGTTGTTAGTAGAAGTTACCCAGTCACAAAACTGGTCCCAGGCATTCTTCTGCTGTAAAGCAATTGTTGCAGTCATTTAAGTTTGTCTAGGAAAGTATAAGCATAACTCTCCCTATTACCTTTGATCCCCCAGCCCAGCCAGTAGTAGGCTGAGTTCATGTAATAGGGGAGTTGTTGGTAAGGTGTTTGAAATTCAGCGAGTTCAGCTCGGAAGCGTAACTCGTTTATCATGTAACGGGTTTGACCTTTCAAACTACTTGGATCGCACCCGTATCTTTTACAGAAACTGCCCAGACCATGATAACGACTGGGCGTAGTCCATTGAATCAAACCGTACCCACCACGAAGGCAGCGATCGTAAGGAACGATAGCACCACCCTCGCAGACATTGGGACGGAAGTTTGATTCCTGTTGAATGTTACCCAAGATGACCGCCAGGGCAACAGGGTCTGTAATATCCGCTTTAACTTGCAGTTGTTCTAGGACGTACTGTTGCGCCGGGGTGCATTGGGGACATTCAATCATAATAATCAGAAGCGATACTTCAGACCGGCTTTAGTGCCGTAGCTGTTCACATCATCAAAAGCAGCCGAGATCTCACCGTACACGGAGAGCTTCTCAGTCACGCCAAAACCACCGCCGACTTTACCAGTCAGGATAGTTTCAGCTTCACCGCCATCAGGCGACACAACGGTAGGACCGCCTTGGATGTACCAAGAGGCAGCACCTTCTTCACCGTCAACGCCCACGTGGAAGTCAGTGGAAGTCCCGGAGTAATCGGAACCAGTGAACCCAGAGTTCGCTTCAACATTAACATAAGGAGCAGCGAAAGCAGGTGCAGCCATCAGAGCGACGGCGGGGAGGATAGCAAGAGTTTTCATTTGATTAGTTAGTTACTTTTTCTTAGCGGTTTTAGCGGAGCGTTTGAAGTTAGCAGCCGTGGGCGCTCCTTTGGACCCAGGCTTTCTCATTTTTTCACCACTGCCAGCAGCAATACGTTTGCGCTTGGCGTGGATGTTTGCGTAAAGACCTTGTTTAGCCACTACTTTTTCTTACCCCCGCCTTTGCCGGAGTATTTTTTACCACAAGCCATTACCAGATACCAGGGATAATTTGACCAGTCAGCGCGTAAGCGCCAAGAGCAGCCATGACGCCAAGCATAGCAAGGCGACCGTTGAGCTGCTCAGCACGTTCATTGTGTGGGACACCGTAGGGATGATCAGACATAATAAGGGGTGGCTCTTTAGCCCAGATGTTTGTGTCGTTCATTAAAAAGATACGTTGTTAGAAGCGGCAAGTTTGTTCATCACGTCTTGCCGGTAGGCAGGGTCAGATTCATAACGAGGATCTGACATAGCCCGTACAAGTTCAGCTTGACTACGGAAAGTATTCTCAGTTTGAGATGGTGCTTTACCTTGTACCATTTTGCCTTCAGTACCTACCGCATCTTGATAGCGATAAGCCATAGCTTGGATAGCAAAGAAAGCAGCCCGAGGGTCACCGCTATCCATAACTGCATCAAACATTTGAATGTCATTTTCAGGGATATTCTGACTTGCCCATTCAATCATGTTCTGATAATTCTCTTCACCACCAACAACGTTTTTAAGTCCAGTGACATCAGCTTCTGACATCACCTGCTGTTGTTGTGGTTGGTTAGAATTATTACTACGATACTCAAGGTAAAGGTTAGCCAGGTCTTCCTTACTCATCGACGCAAGTTGTTTACGAGTATCGTCAGAGAAGGACTCTGTTTGAGATTCGTTCCACAGTTGATCAAGGAAATTAGCAGACTCAGCTTGTTCAGCTTCAGGCTCTGCAGCCTCTGGCTCAGCTTCTTTGTCTTGAGATCCTAGCTTCTTTTGCAGTTCAATGTATGCATTCTCCAAATCTTTAGCTGACTTATACTTACCAGCGAGCAGTTGATTCTGCTGGTCCTCCATCTCCTGACCAATAGACAGGGATTCTTGTTCGTCAGCTGTTAGATTTTGTGCATCAGTTTCTCCCGTAGATTCGGGAATCATGGACATTACTTCTGCCATATTTAAGTGGTGGGTTCAGTTGGTGGTTGAGGTGGTTGTAGGATGTCAGGATTTTTAGAGGGATCAAGCACAGGTGCACTCATCATTTGAGGAATGTTCTTCACCTGCTGCATCTGCATCTGCTGCTCCATTTGTGCAGCTTGATCTTCTTTAACTTCATCCATAGAACGGACAAGGTTCAAGACGTCAATACCTTGAGCGGCTGCAAGACGTTTGATAACTTCATCACTATTGATGTATTGGCTAATAGCCTCAGGTCCCATGGTCTGAGCAATGGTCATAAGGAATTGACCAAGGCTTTCCCGATCTTGTCCACGCCCAATAGCGTTGATACCTGCAACGATAGCAGGCTTAACAAGCTTCTTAGGGAGACGAGGAATCTCTCCATAACGCTGAGCTTCGCTAAGCTTACGGTTGAGATAAGGAACAAGGAAGTCAACAGTCAACAGGCTAAACAACCCACCGAGCTGCTGTTCAAGTTCCATCTGTGTCATACGCACTTCTTCAGCAGTAGTGCGCTCACTGTTCCTCACGTTCATAATAAGGAACGCCTCACTGAGACGACGCTCAAGAGTTTGAGTCATCTCAAAAGCAGTGCGGAAGTCAGCGGTTTTACCAACTTGGATAACACCGATGTCATCAGGTCTTCCTTGAATGATCGCTCCGTTGCCTGCCTTCGCCAGGGCGGCGGGTTTAGTCGTGCTTGAGGGTGATACAGTGAACACGACTTTAGCAGCCGCTGCAGAGCCTTCTACGAGTGCCTGAGTGAGTCCTTCAAGTGACTTCAAATCACCGATGAACTGACCCACACGTCCACGTCCGTAGCTCTCACCGTCAACACTGTTAAACCGAAGAGCAATCCAAGGGTTTGTTTCAACCGGCGCTTTACCGTGAGACCCTTCAAGGACATGTCCGTAAGCCTCTTGATGCCAAACGAAACGGTTGTTGTCTCGCTTAACATGTGTGTAAACATCACAGTCGTCCCCAATAGCATCGTCTTCAGTCAACGCTTTGTTAGTAAGGTAGTCCTTTGGCAGTTGATCTTGAATAAGTTTTTTGGAAACTTTTTCTTTAGTGACTATTTCAATCACGTTGCCGTTGCCGTCTCGATCTACGACGAAGCGGTTCAAGGGATACATCTTCATACCCTTACGACCCATGAACAGAAGAGCGTTACCGCCGACAACCAGGTGCAGTAGTGCTTGATGCAATACAACACGGTCGTCAGAAGCAGCAATAGATTCTAAGATCGTTCGCTCAACCTTCGCAAAAGAAAGGTCAAGCTCAGTCTTAGCTTCTTTAGGAATCTCTTCACCCAACTGACTTTCATCAAGCTGTAGTTTAAAGAACGAAGTCTGCACAGGAAGCAGAGCCATCATTAGCTTAGAAGCCAATGTGACTACACCTTTAGATCCCACACTTTGGTAGGGAGTAAGAAGGCGGCGCATACCTGTGTAGTTCTCTTCGTGTCCCCGGATCAAATAAGGGAGTGTAAGTTCAGACGCTTGTTTTGCTTCGTCTAGAAACTGGGCACGATCACTGGATAAATAATCATATCTTGTGAGTGCAGTCATTTATTTATTAAGTAGGGATTGAATACGTAGACCCTTTTGACCAAAGTATTGGCTAATGCCACCAGAAAGAAGTTTTAGTTGCTCAGGTGTTTGAGCTTTTTGCTCAATCTTAGCTGGCTTCAAAGTTTCTGTAAACGATTTAGTTAGAGGGTTTATAGTTGGATTATCAATTTTATCTTGAAGAACTTTGAGTTGATTGGTTAACTCTTCAATAGTAGGACCTTCAACTGGTTTAACTTGACCTAAAGCATTACCTTCATCATCAGTAAGCCCTGAAACATCGAGAGCTTCAGGTTCAAGAGGTTGTTTTTTTAAACCAGGGCTAGCTGGCGAAACCGCACCTGTAGTCTTCAGACCAGTAAACCCCGGTGTAGTTGCCAGTTCTGCGGGGGAAGTTTTGCCAGGATAAAGTTTTGAACCAATTGTTTTGGCAAAATTAAAAACGTCTGCAAGTTCTTCAACTGTATCGATTTCACCAAAACCCAGTTTCTTACCAACCTTTTTAAAATGTTTAAAGGATTGGTAATAATCATAGTTAGGCGCTAGACTTGGAGAACTTTTTTGAGCTTCTTGAAACGCAGAAACCCAATTTGTACTGTAAGGTGAGTCCGCAAGAATCTTATCAACAAATTGCTTGCCGACAGTCCATTTGCCAAACTTAATTGTATTACCTTTCTTTTTAAATTTTAAATTAGAAAATTTATTAGGTGGGTTAGCACTTTTAATGTTTGCTTGTAAGGCTGAAAAATCTGTTGCCATTACATGTTCTCCTCAAAATAATTGACCACCCATTCAACAACACTACGCTGACCTGAGCGGTACATAATCTTTTCGATTGAATCTTCAGTTGTAGGGTTGACTAAGGGAAAGCTACGCTCAAGCTCAGCAACAAGCCCGTTGGCTTGCATACCTACTGTCTCAAGCATATTGGGGGAGATTGACATTACTGTGCTCAAAGAACGCTGGCATCCGTGCTCGCTGTGTGTCAATTAGTTCAGGTGCTTTACCTTCATACATCAGGCGATCACTGGAATCCAGCCAAAATTTTTTGTTCAGATATTTATTGGGGTTGTTTGCCTTGAGAGGCTGCATCACCCAATTAATGGTTGCCTTGCGGAGCTTATCCAAAGAAGGACTCCAATTGAGCCCAAGCTCACGACATACCAGGCTATTGGTAGCCACGTGGACTTGTTCATCACGAGAGATGTCAGCAGATACAGTCCTCAACCCCGCATCGCCGTTAAAACGGAAAAAGGGTAGGAGGACAAAGAACACCGCACGTTCGGCAACCAACGCCTTGAGGAGCGTGTGATCCGGATGAGCAACCCAAGCGTCGCGGAGCCGTTTGGCTTCTTCCTCAGCTTGTTCATCAACACCCATGGCGTTGGCAATGTAACCCAGTGCAAGGTCGTGATTCTCTTCGTCTTTGACATTGGACAGAAGGAGCTTCCTCGCCAGGTCTGGTACATTTTTGTCTAGTGCATCGGTGATAAAGTCGCCAACAGGCAACTCCATGTGCCGGATAGCCAAGGCACGGTAGATAGTTTCTTCCGCACCTTCAGCCAGTTTACCGGCAGTTGTTTGGACAGGGGTCCAAGTTCTTTTACGTGAGAGTAGTTTATCGTAAGGGTTCATTCGCCGCAATTACAATCAGGAGCAGGGTCATTAAGAAGCGACTCCAGGTAATCGTCCACTTCAGTCTCGTCCAAAGCGGCATAGGCGCTGGTCTTGTCCTGTGTGTCACCCATTACCTGAAGCGAATAATAAAGGGAGGTTTGGTCAGATGCCAACCACTCTTCGATAAACGCTTCATCATAGGTGATCACGTCCGACCAACTATTGAAGCTATAACCGTGAAGAAGTCCCGTGCTATCCAGCATCTTCATAATGCCGTTAGCAACACTAAAATAAGCATCCCAGCCAACTTCCGATGCGATCTCAACAGGACCGTAGTCAAAGTTCTGGACGCCAAACGTCCCGCTATCACGGTCCACTTGACGGGCAATGGGAGGTGCAATTTCCGGAGTGGCAGTGTAACCATCCGGGTCTTTGTAGCGGTAACTGCACGATGCAGTAGGAGCAATAGCAAAGGCACGGTCCATGTTATTGACTCGTGCAATACTCGCTGCTTGTGCAATGCCACTCTTAAATTCAAGGGCAAGGGTGATGCCAGGGGTAAACTCAGTGATTGCATCGCCACTGTTGACGATGGTAAGAGCTTCACCAAACTCTTTGTAACTTACGTTGTACCTTCGAAGGAGGTTGGCAAGTCCGAGCAATCCCAGTCCGACTTGTCGATCTGTCTCGGATGGCAGGTACTCTCCAGACTCTCCAACACCTGTCCGCCCATGGAGACTGCACAGCTCGGACATACCTTTAACGAAAGCCGGTGCGATGTCTTCGACGTCACAGGCAGCGAGATTGATATGCTGCAGCAAGCAAGTTCCTCGTGACGGCAGGTAAACCTCAAGGCAGACGTTACCACGGATTCGTTTTCCATATGCATCAACTTTAGTTTTGTTAAGCCAGATGTCACCCTGGCGGATACCCTGAAGCAGGGCTTCTTTTACATTGGGAGTAGCTTCTTCCCACCAGTAGTCATTGATGTTGACGCACCGTTTGACCCAGGGTAGCTCTGCTCGGTTAGCTTGGATAAACTCCAGAACGTCAGGATGATTAAGGTCAAGGTGACAGACAACAGCACCATTCTTATACACACCACCTCTACGGAGTGTTTCATTTAGGGTTGAGTAGATTCGTGCGAAAGATACAGGTCCAGAAGCAACAAGACCTTTTTCATTTTCTGCTCCTTTGGCTCGGAGCTTTGATAGATGGACTGCAACTCCCGCTCCATATCGCAGGGCATGAGAGACGAATCTCCAGCTGGCTTCGATTCCATTGGGTCCTTCCATAGAATCCTCCACTACAAACACAGTGCAGGAAACGGGAAGGCGGGAGGTGGGGTCGTCAATCCATGACTGTACGCGCCCGGTGCGAGCGACTAGTTCTTTGGTAGTGGCGGACATTATTAAACGAGATCAGTAAGGGTAGGGGGTTGATAGTTTGGTCCTTTGAGAACCTTGCCGTCATCACGGCGGATGGGTTTACCGTCTTCACCTAGCTTACTCATGTTGCTCTGGTGAACCCGGTCCATTGCTTCATCCAGATCCCAGTCTAGATTAGCAGCGTATTGATAGCAGACATAAACAAGGTCTGCAAGCTCTTTCAAACAGTCTTCAGCGTTGCGTGTATAGCCGTACAACAGCTGTTGCTCAGCCTCTAGGAACTCTTTGAACTCCTCAACGATCAAACGCTTCTGCATCGCCCGTGAAACTGCTCCAGTATCGTTCTTCACTTGGTAGCCAAGGCGAAACTCTCGTGCTTGACTCATTAAGGATTTCATTTTCTAGTTCGTTTTGAAGGTAGTGGATTGCTTTACGAAGATCTGCAATGCGGTCATCTTTGTAACCTGCACGGCAGATGTATTTAATGGCGTTACCCAGGTGGAAGTTCAGTCCTTGATCTCGGATGAAAGTCCAAACTTGGATAGAACCTCGTCGATAGTAGTCGGGTCCAGTTGAGTTGGTTTGGGCCAATTTTTTAAGAGATTAGTGAGTGAGTTGGTAAGGACAAAATTTTGCTTTTGGAGAGCCAGGAAGATAGTAATGATATCCTCCTTAGCACTCTCATCATTCTTAAGAGCATCCTCAATTTGACGCATCTTAAATTGTTGTTCAATCGTAAGTTCAACGATCGGCGGTGGGGGTCCATAGTTTGACGGACTGGGTGTCGAAGTCATAATCGGTACACTGTAAAATCTTGGCGAGTCTTGCATTTTGGATAGCAACTGACTCATCAAGTCCTTTTGACTTAAACGCTTCGACAACGGATGACCAGCTGTAGCCGTTCTCTTCAAAGAAGGACTCTGCTCGTTTAATCCCGAATCCAGGAACTCCGCTATACCCATCAGTTTGGTCACCAGCCAGCGTCTGAATGTAATGCCAACGCTCACCTTCTTCTTTGGTGATTGTGACAACTCCATCAGAAAAATCATACAAGTCTCCAGGTATCTGTCGCATGTCTTTGTCGGGACTGCAGATAACGTGTCCCTGTTCTTTAGTAGCGTAGATGCCAAGAGCATCATCAGCTTCTAGCTCAGGCATTACAACAACGTTGTACTCTTCCTTGAGCTTGTTGATGACCCGTCGATACCCGCATGGTTTCTTGCGGTTTCGATGTCCCTTATACGCTGGGTCAATGCGTTTACGAAAATTGATACTATCAGTAAAAAACAAAATAGAATCGTCGAAACATCCAAGATCATTTGAAATCTTGAATAGTTCTCGTTCGACCATATTGTAGGCTTCGGAGAATCGT